AGTTACAAATTCTTTAGCTACAAAATATCAAGCAGGCAATGATGTAAGTTTTAATGATTTATCTGCGAATGATATTAGCGGTGTTAATTTCTTTACAATTGGTGGAAACTTCATAGGTAATTTATCGGGAAATGCAACAACCGCAACAACCGCAACAACAGCAACAACAGCAACAACAGCAACAACTGCTGGAACTGTAACTAGTTCTACACAAAGCGCTATCACTGATGTAGGAACTTTGGAAAAGTTAGATATTTCTTTAAAAGGATATACCAGTTTTTCTAAAATAAATGACAATATTACAGGTGCAGCTACCGTTAATAGATCTGGAGCAAATTTTGATATGAACAATGATGGTGATATTGTTGCAGTTGTTGAGTATCATGACACAGAAAATGATAGAAGATTAAAAATTTATAAAAATGTTAATAATACATGGACAATAATAGGAAATCTTCAAAGATATCAAACCGAACGTTCCATGGAGAAGAGTATTTCTTTAAGTGGTGATGGAAAAACTGTTGCGTGGAATTCAAACAAAATCATGATTTATACCTATACCTCTGGTACTACTTGGACAAATTATGGTACATATGGTTTGAGTGTTGATGGAGCGATTAATGATTCTAAAATTTGTTTAAATTATCTTGGAAATGTGTTGGTGTGTAGTCAGCCAGCAGTAAATCCCCCAAAGGTTAAAATATTTGATTTATCATCAAATAATATTTGGATAAAAAGAACCAACGAAATTACTGGTAATAATTTGGTTGAAAAACATGGTTGGTCAATGGATTTAACTGATGATGGTAATACTCTTGCATTTTCTACTTTTCGTGGTGCTGGTGGTGGGACTGCTAGAGGAGAAGTAAAAGTATATGATATATCAACCGCAACACCTGTTCAAAAAGGAAGTACTATTAATGGCGACCTTGATTACGACTGGTTAGGTGAATCTGTTTCTTTAAGCAACGACGGTAAATTTTTAGCAATATCATCTCGTGAATCATTAGGCCTAAATCGTGATCAATATATAAAAGTTTTTGAATGGAATGGTTCTTCGTGGAATTTAAGAGGTTCAAAAATAGATATAACTAATTCAAAAAATAATAACCTACAAACTTCACTTGATATAAATAATGATGGAACAATTTTAGTAAGTTTACAGGGTAGTACCAATGGCAACTACGCGGCTACCTTCACCGGTAATATTACTGTATATGAATATTTAAATAATAACTGGGTCAAAATTAATGATACTATTGCTGGACCATACGTTTCTTCTGGTGTGACCAAAGATGTGAGAGTTAAATGTAGTAAAGATGGTTTAATTTTTGGATATAATACCCCATCCGCACAATACAGTGGAACCGTTGGAAAAACTGAAATATATAATTTTGAAAAAAAAAAATTTACAGTTGATGTTTCAGGTGTAAAAAATTTAATTGTTGGTTCAGATGGTATTGTTGTTGGCGACATCAGCGGCAATGATGCGAGTTTCAACGTTGTTGATATTAATACACTCAATTTAACAACTAATTTGAATAAATCTAAAGTTGGGTTAAATAATGTTGATAATACAACCGATGTTGATAAACCAGTATCAACTGCACAACAAACAGCATTAAATTTAAAGGCAAATTTAGCAGGTCCTACATTCACAGGTAAAGTTACAATGGGCGATGTAAGTGGCAATGATGCGAGTTTCAATGTTGTTGATATAGCAGTTCTTAAGGTAAATGGTACTTCGATTACACAGAATGGCGGTGGCGGTGGCGGAACAACTCTAACAACTTCCAGTGATATTTCGATTAATGCTATTGATGCTGTGGATGCTAGTTTTAATGTTCTTCGCACGTCTGCAACTATGGCTTTGGGTGGTCATATTTTACCAACTTCAAACGAAACATTTGATTTGGGTTCGGCTGAATACAAAATAAGACATCTTTTCTTAAGTGATAATTCTCTCTGGATTGGTGATAAACATAAGATTGACGTATCCGGTGGAAAAATGAGATTTAAGAAAAGAAAGATTGGTGATGGATTCGTTCCTCAAGAAATTTTGGATGCTTCGGCAAACAGCACAGCAACACAACATATTAATGGTGTTATAGCTCTTTTTGGCGATGTGTCAGAAGCGGCTGATATTAAATTACATCATTGGGAAGCATGGGTTGGTGATACCGCACATTCTGGTGTTACAGATTTATTACCACATCAATTATTTCAAAAAGATTATAATTTCGAAGAAAACATAGAAAATGAATCTAAAGCGACAATGTTTACAGATCCAACATTCACAGGAAAAGTTATTATGAATGATGTTAGTGCTAATGACGCAAGTTTCAATAATATAGATGTAAATAGTATGATTTTAAGAGGTAATATTATACCAGATACAGATGATACTTATGATATAGGGTCTGCTGAAAAAACTATAAGAGATTTATATCTTGGACCTGCGTCATTATACGTTAATGGAAAACAAATTCTACATGATGAAAGTGGTACTATAACATTAACTACTGATATTGACCAACATTTAACTGTAAAAACAAGTGGTACAGGAAGTTCTACTTTACAATCAGAAAAACAAATAAATATTACTACTACTGATAATGATGGCGATGTGAAAGTAAGTACTAATGGAAGTGGTGAAATTGAGTTAAATACAAATACTGGAAATATAAAATTAATGGGTAATATTCTTATTGAAGATACTAAAAATATATCCAATAATTCAAGTGGTAATAGCATTAAATTCAATGATAGTATTCAAATGTTAGGTTCTAATAAATTAATTGGTGATGTTAGCGGTAATGTAACTGGAACAGTCACTTCATTATCTAATCACGATACCGATGCTTTATCGGAAGGTTCTACTAATCTATATTTTACAGATGGGAGAGTAAGGAATGCTCTTTCTAATGGCACAGGTGTTACAATCACGGATGGAGAAATAAGTATTGGTCAAGCTGTTTCTACAAATAGTAATGTATCGTTCAATGATTTAAATGTTCAAGGTGTATTAACCATGTCGGGTTCTGCAACTAAAATTAATTCCGTCAATCTTGATATAAGTGATAATCTCATCCTCTTGAATTCCGGTCTTACTGTTTCTAATCCAAATGATAGTGGTATTCTTATTAATCGAGGAACTTTAGACCCAAGTAATAATGCATTTATGGGTTGGGATGAATCAGAGGATAAATTTATATTAGGAACAACTGCGTCAAACGGTAATAGTATTGGAAATTTTGTTGTAACCCCCGCACCATTAATAATAGGCGATTTATCGGGCAACGATGCCAAGTTTAATGACGTTAGTGGTGTGAATTTCTTCACTACTGGCGGCAGCTTTATTGGCGATTTGGTTGGAAATGTTAGTGGTTCTTTAACAAGTAATGGAACAGTTCAAGCACAAACATATAACATAGGGGGGAGCACGATTATTTCAGCTTCAAGACAAATAAATAACGTTACATCTCTTAATGTAGGAACCGGGAATGACCCCACCGAATTTTCTGTAGAAACTAATGGCGATATTAGTGGAAACGATGCCAAGTTTAATGACGTGAGTGGTGTCAATTTCTTTACTACAGGTGGCAGCTTTATTGGCGATTTGGTTGGAAATGTTACAGGTAATGTTACTGGTAATGTCCAAGGTTCTTTAACAACAGATGGAACAGTTAGAGCAGGGACATATAATATTGGTTCGGTGGGAATAATATCTGGTTCAAGACAAATAAACAATGTTATTTCTTTAAATGTTGGAAATAATAATGATCCAACAGAATTTGCTGTCGACAATAATGGAAATACTTCCATGGAAGGAATATTAAGTGTAAATACAATAAATGAAAAAACATCAGCAAATGGTGTAACTGTTGATGGAGTTATTTTAAAAGATAGTGGTATAATTATTAGTGGTGATTTATCTGCAAACGATGCATCTTTTAATAGAGTAGATATTCATACACTTAATTTAACGACTGGTCTTGGTCCAGGTGATTTAGAAGAAGATTACATAAAAACAAACGAGGTTGATAATTCAACTATAGAATTTACAAGCGATACTTTAAATGTTAAAAATCTTGGTATAACAAATGCAAAATTGTCTGGAAATATTACCGATGATAAATTATCTATTATAACAACACCGGGTAAAGTAAATGGTTCTGCAATTACGGGAGACATAAGTGCTAACGATGTCAAGTTTAATGATGTTAGTGGTGTCAATTTCTTCGGTGGAAACTTTATTGGTAATTTACAGGGTAATGCTACAACTGCCGCAACAGTAACTACCGCTGCACAACCAAGCATCACAAGTGTTGGTACTCTTACAGGTTTGGTAGTTGATAGCACCATTACTGGTAATGTTAGTGGTGGTTCTGGATACGCTGGATACGTTAGTAGCACAGATGACAGAACCAACGATCTTGTCATTTCAAACGGATTGCGCTCCAAAATGGGACTTTTTACTGTTGATTCATCTGGTGAGCCGTCATCAAACTTTACAGAAATGATAACGATGAGCAGTTGGGGTGACGGTACCGCAGGGCGTGCATGTGCTTTGGGAATCCGAAAAAATAGCATAGCCATGAGATGTTATCATGCTACTACATATGGTGGAATCTTGAATTCATATGCTACTGTTGATATGTCCTCAGCCGTAAGTGATTCACGAATAAAAAAAAATATAGAAATTGTTCCAGCTAACATAGCTTTAGAATTATTTAGAAAAATTCATGCGTATAGGTATGATTATATAAATACAGATGACGATGACGACGAACATACCGGAACAAGTTTTGGATATTTGGCACAAAATGTTAGAGAACATTATAAAGTCGCTACGAGATTATCATATGATGCCATTCCAAACGAACATAGAATAATAGAAAATCCACAGTGGACAGAAATACATGACAATTCAAACAATAAATTATTTAAATTAACAATACCAGATTTAAAAGAACCATCTGGAAATACACTTTATAAATTTAATCTTTTTTTTGATAATATCGATGAAAATTCGGAAGAATTACCCGAAAGACTTAATAATGTAAAATCTATGGAAAATGACCCATATTCATTTATTTTTGACGAAATAAAAACATTACCAAAAAAAGTATATATATATGGTAAATACGTAAATAATTTCCACAGAGTTTTTAAGAAAAAATTACACTCCCTTCATTATGCTACAACAAAGGATATCGATAGGATACAACAAGCAGAGAAAATCAAGCTATCAGAAGCCGAAACAGAAATAGCAATATTAAATACAAAAAACCAAGAATTGGAAGCCAAGTTTGAAGAGCAGACATCAAAGTTGTTAGCAGCAGAAGCAAAAATTGTGGCAGCCGAAGCAAAAATAACAAGTTTGGAAACAACAGTCGCCAATTTGTTAACAAGAATAGAAGCCCTTGAAAATCCATAATAACAAAAAATCTTTTTTAATTTTAAAAAAATGTTGAAACATTTTTTTAAATTATGAGTCAATAGTTAAATTAGCTGTTCCACTTAATTTTGTTACTTGATATAAATTTTTTCCATCACTTCCTGTACCGGTTCTTTCTATTTTAAATGATATAGTATTATCTTTATTCGTTATGTTTACTTTATGAGTGTCGGTTGTTAATGGTACATAAAAACCCTTTTTATCACCTAATGCGGTGTTAGTATTTAAGTTAACAGTTGCTGTTTTTGTGCTGGGGTCTACTTTAAAAATACGAGCACTTTCTTTAATATGATTTGTTGGTAAATTTATGACTGATTTGGAAATATCAAAGAAAGTTTTAGTAGAATTTGTTGTAAAAATAGTGTCAATTAAATTATTTCGTCTGTTTTCTTTGTTCCTTTCTAAAGTTTCACCTGAACCTTCTAAAACACCAAACCAATTAGTGGGAACAGATGCCGCTGTTACAACATCAGTTGATGTTAAATCGATATCCTTAACAGCTAAATAATCAGCAATAGATACACCAATAAAAGGTGAAAATTGAATGGAAATATCATTATTTTCTTTTTTAAATGCACCAGTAGTATTTATAACATCTAAAATATCATCTAATTTTGAAGTATCCAAAGAACTGCCAGATAAATAAGCAAAACTTGTACTATTATTTGTCATTGTTGAATGGTTGGTGTTACTTTCAATATAATTATTCAAAGAATAGTTATCTGATAAACGGGAATCACTAACTTTACATCCACTTATTTCTAAAATACCACCTGTTATATTCGGATTTGTTCCATTCTGATTTGGTGAAAATCTATAATACATTTGTAGTGCAACGCAATTTTTAAAAATATATTTATGATAAGCTATATGACTGTTTGGATTAGAACCATCAGAATCACTACCTATTGGTGGATAAAGTATAGCAGCAGTTGCTGCGTGTGAATTTCTAGATTCAAATTCTCGTTGGCTATTTAAACCATTCGGAAATAATCTTTTATTAGAATTAACCAGACAGTTTTCAAATTCCCACCAACCATAAGAATTATTACCTATAAAATGTGTATTTGCTATACAATTTAAAAATTTTCCTCTACCTGGCAAACTACCAGAAAATGCTCCTTCGTAATCGGAAACACTTGGTTGATAACATTTTATTTGACATTTTTCTACCATAAATAAATTTTTTGTTGAACTGGTAACATTACCATTTACCATTGGTCTTCCTTCTGCACCAAAATTACCACCACCATTTATCTTTCCAAACATATAACCATTTGCATTATTTACAGAATTTGTTTCAGCATCTATTATTAAATTTTTTACAGTTATACCATATGGGTCTTCATTATTTGGTATTTCGACTAAATTATTATTAACTATATCTTTTATATAATCAAATTGTTGGCTTTGATCTTGTCTATAATATATGAATTGACCCTTATATCCACCGCTGTCATTTAAATTATGATTCCATTGTCTATAACTATATTGATGTGGTGCTGCTATTAAACCATAGCATTCAGTTACGGTACTTTTTGTTAATGTTATAGTCTTTCCATTTCCATCAAATATCATACTTTGTTTTGCAAAAATAACTAATTGATTTTCAATATCCCAATTCAAATTAGCAGAAAGAACTATTTTACTAGCTGAAATATCCACATTTGGATTAGCGACCATTGACCCAACTTTTTCATTATTAGCACCTGTCATCCATTGCATTAAAGAACTATTTGTTCTATATCCAGAAATTATGGGGTTTCCTTTTGAAGCATACCATGTATTTAAATCTAATTCTGGTGCATTAGCATCATAAATAATTGTATATACCTTTGCCATTATATATTTTTATATATTTTTTAATTTTAATTAAAAAATATATAAAAATTATAAATACTTCAATAATTCGTATATTATAAAAGTGCTTAAAGTTAATACGGTTCCGCCCCAAAACATATCCATTAATGAGAATTTAAGAGTCCATTTGGATAATGTTGCGTAATTTGTGAAATCATAAACACCATAAACAAAAACACCTAATAAAAATGCATCTTGGAGAGATTTTTTATCTTTTATTATAAAATAATACATTCCTAAAATTAACAAAAAATATGCTAAAAATGCACCAGACAATCTAAATTTTAAAGGTGATTTTTGAATATTTAAAAAATAGATACTAAAATCATCTTTTCTAAAATATAAATATGTTATATCAATAGCTAATAATACTACGGCTGTTACAAATAATTCTTTAAATTCTTGTTTTTCAAGCATTTAATATTTTATTAGAAATTAAATTATTACGATTTCTATGTTGTTGTTTGTATTTGTATTATTTGTATCAATATTTGTATCAATAATTGCTTCATTATTTATAGTTAATTTTTTATTATATAATAACCATAATATTAACAAAATTATGTGAGATAAAATAGGTGGAATTACAGAATAAATAAAAATATTATTTTTTGTTAAGATAGAATAAATAAAATAAAGAATATCACTAATAATTGAAATTATCAAAAAATATATATTTATATCTCGAACTTTTTTTGTTTTAATTGTTTGGATAATTTGCGGAGTCAATGATATTGCTCCAATACCTATAGCGCTATAACCGATAATATCCAATAACATAAAGATATTATAATAAAATATTATTAAAAATTATATAAAAATATATAAATTTATTAAAATTTTTATTCTATTATAAAATTTAAGTAACCATAAAACATGGCTATACAGGTGCTTATATGCCATAATGCGTGATATTGTGTATCACCTATATATTTACAAAATGTTTGGTCAATAAACCAAAATATAAATGCTAATGAAAAGAAAACTAAAAAATTTTCAGTAAACATAAAATATATTCCTAAAATGGGTGGTAAAAAAATATATTTTAATCGTTTATCCAATTGTTTTAATGATTCGAAAGATAATACTATTAAACCTATTTCGTCCAACCATTGTCCATAATATCTTAATGTTCCATGCATTAACATTGTTGATAAACCTAAAAACATTAAACAAATACCAATATTTTTTATACGAGTGCAATAAAATGCCATTCCTATAAAAATATAAGGAACATCACTAATTGTATTATAATATTCTGCTATCCAAAAAAGTGTATCATATTTTTTTTCGCAAAAACTAACATAAGTATCAGGTTTACCCCATTAATATTGAGACATTTAACTAATAAATTTTTGTTTAAAACTCTAAATATATTTAATAAATAAATTAAATTTATTATTTTTAATATTTATTAAATATATATGGTAAAAAAAAGAACTAAACGAGTAAAAAAAAGAACTAAAAAAAGAGATACTAAAAAAAGAGATACTAAAAAAAGAGATACTAAAAAAAGAGATACTAAAAAATATGTAAAAAATATAATGATATTAAGACAAAAATTAAAAAGGAATTTAATTCACACGGGTTGTAAAATGCGTAAAAAAAAACTTTTAAAACATAAATTTTTGAAAAATAAAAAAAAAGTTTTAAATTTGAGTTCAAAATTATGCAAAGTTGCAAAAAAACACGAAAGAATAAGGAAAAAATACGTTAATTTAAAAACAAAAAGTTTGAATATTTATAGCTAATTGTTATAATGTCATAATGTTTGTAAATTGATGATTATATATATTTGTAATATGCTGTTGTTTATGTTCTTGTTCTAGTTGTTTTATTTCTTGTTCTATTTCGTGTTGTTCTTTTTTTTCTTTGCTTGGTATTATTGTTGCAGATAGTCTTTTTTTGCGCAATAATATACATTCAAATATTCCCAATACAATAATAGTTGAGCATGTAAATATGGTTAAGCATGTTAATCCGTAAAATATGTATAAATAAATTTCAGACATAATATAATATTTAAGTTTTTGTTAAATATGTTTTAATAATTTAATTAGAAGTCCAATATTTGATGAACTCTTCCCAAGTAATGGTTGATGAATTGTCTTTATCCAAACATTTAAAAAAATCGTGTAATTCGGCGGGAGTAATAGAATCGTTAAGAGCTTTGGCGAATATAGCTAATTCTTTTTTATCGATAGTGTTGTTGTTATTTTTATCAAATTGTTGGAAAATTTGCTTAATTCTTGCAATTTCTTCTTCTGTCAAATCTATATCAGTCATTTATACATTATTTATTATTAAGTTATTAAATATGTTTCATTAAATAATTTATTTTAATAAATTATTTAAAAATTTATAGATTATTATTTAAAAATTTATAGATTATTTTTTTTTGTTTTGCGACGTTTTTTGGATTTGCGTCGTTTTTTGTGGCGTTTTTTGGATTTGCGTGTTTTGCGTCTTCTTTTGGATTTTTTTTTTCTTTTTGTCTTGGTTTTTCTAAATTGTTTTTTTCGTCGGCGGCATTTTCCTCCTCCGCATTTAAAGGTTGTTTCATCATTATCGTCCTTTTCCTTAATTTCTTTAATATTATCTTCTAATTTACCATCCCATGGGTCAAAATCTGTCTTCCAATTCCCTCCCCCATTATTCCCTTTGGAAATGGCTTCTTTAGTCAGCGGTAATACAATATTTATTTTAGAAGAAGAACCACCGACATTCAACCCATAATCATCACTCCTCCCTTTTAAACAATTATTAGTAATCAAAGTATTTTCCCCCTTCAGAATGATTGTGCCACCCAGATGTGCCAGCACTCCACTCATTTTACAATCACTAATCTTTACATTATAACATTTAACAACATTATCACGAGGAAGAGAAATAACTCCATTCATTTCACAATTACGAATCACTACATCACAACATGTAACCGACGCACCACTACCATTCGAATACACACCCCACCCACCACAATTTTCAATAGTGAGATCTTTCAGAGTGAAGGAGTAATTCCCATACACTCCACTCCCATACCGCGCCTTATGACATATGGTGAGATGTTCCACATGAACACCATTTGCAGTAATATGAAAACCACCCACGACAACAATCTTACTTTTATCCAAGACATCACGTGAACCAACAATATTTACAGGACATTTAATCTCCAAGTAGTTAACTTTGCGACCACGCTCATCAGTTGATTCCTCTACAACATGATCACCTGGACCCAGCACAATAGTGGTCAGCGCACCGTTACTCTGTTCAATTCTTGCGTAGGCTTCTTTTAATGTTTTAAAATCTTCTGGAACATGTACCTCTTCTGATTTAGTTTCAGGCATATATATATATATATATATATATATATATATATAATTATTATATAGTCTTTTTTTTATTTTTTTTAATTTTTCTTCTGTGTTTTTTAGTTATTTTTCTTCTGTATTTTCTTTCTTCTATATATAAAATTTATATTATTATATATTTCTAAAATTGTTTGATATTAAGTTATTATATGTTCGTTAAATAATTAATAAATTTGGGTATTTTTTCTTTAGTTTTTCATTAAATCTTTCCAATTCATCTGTTAAAGATTTATTTTCTTTCATTTTCATTTTTAAATTATATCTTTTATCGTGTATACGCCTATCAAATGTTAAATGTGGAGCATTTCTAAAATTTTGTATTGTATAATATGGTGGTAATTCTCTTTTTACTTCAATATTATTTTCTAAATTATATAATTTTTCTTTTATTTGTTCTAATTTTTCTTGAATGGTTAATTTTGATGATTTTGAACTGGAAATGGTTTTTTCTTGCTTTGGGTGTTTTTCAATTCTAAAAAATTCTCTCAATAAGTTTTTTTCTTTATTATAACATTCTTTGCAATAATAAACATATTTGGGAATCATATCTTGGGTAATTTCTTCGGGTAAAGGTTTTGCTGTTTTTTTTCTGTTTCTTTTATTTTGATTAGAATTTTGAATGCTTTGTGTAGCCCATCTTAAATTAACTCGTCTATTATCTAATCTAATTCTATTAATATGGTCTATTGAGTATTTTTTATCATTGATTCTTTCATCATTGGGATTCATGTTTTTAATAACGAATGAATGTAAAGTTATATTTGTTTTTGTAACTGGTATTTTTGCATAAGCATATCCATTACCAATTTGAACAGTCCAAATTGGTCTATATGGTTTATAATTTTTAATTAATTCCATATCTTCTATTGATAATATAGTACATTTTGTATTATCTGGATTACAAGTCATTTTATAATATTTTTCTTTTGTTTCTGTATTTTCAATTAAATAACAAAAATTTTTATATGTTCCTGCGAATTTACCCGCACGAATATAAACACCATCATCTTTTTCAATCACGTTTTCGTATTGAGAGAACATATTATAATTATATATAATATATTCTATTTAAATCATTTTGTTAGTTATTATATTTTTTAAAGTTTATTGCTACTCGAATTAGTTCGAGTATGCTAATCCTCCCATACCGCTCATCACACGAAGGACATTATAATTGGTGGCGTAGACACGGACCTTGGCAGTTGCGGCACCAGAGATGGCAGCGGCAGAGACAACCAATTGAAGCGTGGCGTTATCAATTCTGGAGAAATTGCAAGTGCCTGAAGGTTGGTGTTCTTCTGGGCGAAGTGCGAAAGAGTAGACGTTGATACCAGTGTCTGGGTGTCTGGTGTGGTGTTGGAATGGTTGGACGAGATCGAAGTATGTACCTTCACGTTCAGAGAAGCGATCTTGACCGTTAAGTTGGAGCTTGGCAGTGACGACTGGATTTTCACCCCAACAGTGCATGTTAAGTGCAGTTTCTGCGAGGACGAAAGCACCGGCATCAGAGACACCGTTGTTAATACCAGCAGGGAATGCACCAGAAATATTGGTAACAGCAGCAGCTGACATATCAGCATTACCATCATTTCCACTGCTTCCTGCAGTTGGGTCATTGAAAAGACCAGAGACACCAATGACACCATTTGGACTAGTACCAAGTTGTGCAGATGAAGAGAAAGCACGGATGGAGTTAGGAAGAGCATCAACGGCATCGGTGTAGTTAAATGGCTGGGCACCAAGTGCAGCATTCAATACTTCGGATGAAACGAAAGAGTCACAGTAACTCACGTTAACATCAGGTTGGACGACCCAGATAAGTTCTTTACATGGGTGATTGAAATTCAACTTAACTTTATTACTGGAAGATCCAATGGATTCATCGCCTGTGAATTGAAGTTGTTCAATGAGGTATTCGTGTGGGTTTTGTGCCATGCGTCTACGTTCATCGGTATCAAGGAAAACGTAATCAACATACAAGGAAGCGGCAACAAGAGATTTGCTGTAAGCTTTGGTACATTTGACGTTGTCGGTAGTGCCTGTATTGATTTTGTCAACAGCAAACAAACATTCATCCATAGGACGAAGTTCGATGTTGATTTTGACTTCGTGGTATTGAAGGGCAATCAAAGGAAGTGCAAGACCAGGGTTGCGGCAAAACCAGAATTCGAGTGGGACGTATAAAGTAGTTTCTGGAAGTGCTTGACGTGGGGCACAGGTGGCATTAGGAACATCAGCAGAAGAACAAGCAGTCGCGACTTTTGCGAAATCAGGATCAGTCAAGTAAGTAAGTTGAGTGGTGTTACCAATCATCTTGTGGAAACCAGCTTCTTGTTCAGAAGTAAGAGTCAATTGGTTCCAGATGTGCATCCAGTCACCATATTGTTTGTCAATGCGTTGACCTCCAATTTCGACTTCAACTTGTGAAATAAGTTGGTGACCTGGGTTGTCCAACCAGCGTGCGTAGACATCACCAGAGCCTTTATCCTCTTGGTTAATCTCTGGGAGAGTAACTTGAAGATAAGTTCTGTAAGCCAAATCACCGTTTCTTGAAACAGTGCATTGGACTCTGCGGCCGAAATCGGCTTGACCGTTAAATGTTTGTTCAATAGATTCCATAGCGAAGTTAGTGTGGCGTCTGTAAGTTACCTTCCAGAAAGTGATTTGTGGGTTACCCGTAAGATAGACATCTTGAGCACCGTAAGCGACTAGTTGCATTAATCCTCCTCCCATATTATTATAATATTCCTAAAGAAAAAAAATTTTCAAATAATTAATTAATTAATTATTTAAAGCATAAAAATTATTTATTGTTTATATTTGACTCTATAAATCGTTTCAAATATGAATCTAAAAAAACTTCTTTTTTTCCTTCATGATTCTTCGAAAATATGTATCTATCGTCTTTTTTTTTTATTTTCCATCCTTTTTCTAAAGCATTGAATATAAACATCATTTTCGTTTTTTTTAAAATATCTAAATTTTCATATGCATTAATATCAATAACTTCCATAATATGATAATAAAACAAAAAATATTACGATTTATAATTTATTTTTTTATTTTTATTTAAAAAATATCAAAAGATAATATATATTGATGCCTAATTTCAAACCAAAAAATTCAAAAAAATTACAATTAAAAAATAATAAAATCACATTAGATGATACACATAAAGAAAAAATGGCTGAATTTAAAAATATTAAAATTAATATTATCCCAATAAATAAAAAAAATATAGAAAATTTAAAAAAAGAATTTTATGAAACAAATAATATTGAGAGGAAATTACAGATTAAAACAGAAATAAAAAAAATAAAAAAAGATATTAAAGAAAATAAAATTAAAGAAGATAATTATTTATTAGAAAATTCTAAATATATATTTAATTATTTTGAAAAAAAGAAAAAATTATCTGAAGGTTATGATAATAAAAAAAAAATATTACACCGTTTTTTTGATAAAAATCATACTGAATATGAAAATGTTATCCAAGAAGAAACAAATAAAAACTTAAATACTTATTTAAAAAATGTAGACATCAATTTTTTTGATATAGAGAATTATAAAAAAAATTATGATGTTTGTAATAAATGTTGTGGAGAATTAATTCCTATTGAAAATAAAGGAATATTGGTTTGTAAAGTTTGCAGTTTACAGACAAGTTTTCTAATAGAACACGAAAAACCTTCCTATAAAGAACCTCCAAAAGAAGTATGTTTTTATGCTTATAAAAGAATAAATCATTTTCGTGAAATATTGGCACAATTTCAAGCAAAAGAAACAACTCAAATACCAGAACAAGTTTTAATTGATATTAAAACTCAAATCAAAAAAGAAAGAATTAATCTTAAAACAATGTCTAATAAAAAAGCCAAAGATATATTGAAAAAATTAGGATATAATAAATTTTATGAACATATTCCGTTTATAAAAGATAAATTAGGTATAAAACCACCAGTAATGCGTCCTGAATTAGAAGAAAAATTGTGTAATTTGTTTTTAGATATTCAAAAGCCCTATTCAAAACATTGTCCAAATGAACGTGTTAATTTCTTGAATTATTATTATGTTCTTTATAAAATGTGCGAATTATTGGATGAAAGAAAATTTTTACCCTTTTTTCCTATGTTGAAAGACCCTATGAAAAGAATAGAACAAGATGAAATTTGGAAAAAAATATGTAAAGAATTGCAATGGGAATTTATTTCTACCATTTAAAAACTTTTAAGAAAAGTTTAACAAAACAAAACTTTTAAGAAAAGTTTAACAAAACAAAACTTTTAAGAAAAGTTTAACAAAACAAAACTTTTAAGAAAAGTTTAACAAAACAAAACTTTTAAGAAAAGTTTAACAAAACAAAACTTTTAAGAAAAGTTTAACAATATTTTTAAATTGATTATTTTATTATTTTTGATAATAATAAAATAAATATGATTAGAATTGCAAAAAACGGTTGTTCTTCAGATGTTACATTCATTAAAAAGAATGTGTATTTTGATTGGGATCGGGGACTACCAAAAACTTATTTGGGAAAAAAATTAAATAAAACAGATTTATTAAAAGAAAACTTAATTAATGAAACTCATTTACCAACAGTTGAAAATTTAATGATTGATTGGGAATTATATGAAAATGGGTGGCACGTAGTATATGGAAAGGATGGTTATAAAAACAAGCATCTATTTTATTATTTGCAACAGATGGGTAATTGGGGTTCTTATAAACCAGAAGAATTAGAATATTTTAAATAATATTTTTAAACATTTTCAAAAATCAGCTATCATTCTTTTATAATTTAAAATGACTGCGTCATATTTGTGAAATTAAAGTGAAATTATTTTTTTTTCTTTGGTCGTCAGCATTCTATTTTCATATTTTTCCGTTTTTTCCTTTTTTCCATATCTTTTTTTCTCTGTTCAACCAGTTTTTTATGTTCAGTCCCACCTACTCTTCCGTGACGTGATGCAACTTCCACTCGTTTTTTTATGCGTCCTGCTATTGAATCTGTATTACTCATATATATAACGATAATAATTATCTTTATATATATTTACCACATTCTTTTCTTGATAACTTTGATTTTTGATATTTTTTTTGTTTGTTTCGAAAGAGATTTCCCAAATTCTTCATTTCCCCATAAACGAGAATATCCATCAATTGCCCAACTGTATTTTTTTGGAAATTCCTCAAAATATTCTTTTGATAAATAACCATCTTCACCTTTTGATATCAAAAAATACACATTATTTTCACCAACCGCCAAAGGATACGGCACACCACTATTACCAACTTGCGAATGGTATTCTACAATTTTTTCACCTTTTGTTTCAAATTCATAAATCCATGGACCTATAAATAAGTATCTATTACCTGAAATTTGAGCCAATATTGTATTTCCTTTACCACCTGACCAAGATTTTCCTCTATCATCAATACCCTTTGGAATAAATATTTTTTTTAATTTTCTATAAGATTTTACCAATATTGAATAATCATCATAATTTATATCTTCAACAGAATCATCATATGTAAAAATATCTAAACTATTTCTTTTTATAATAACTTTATATGGTCTTCCTCCGTTATCAAAAATTAAATATTTTTTACCTTTTAGTAATTTCGATGAATTATTAAGATTTTTACTTTTTAGTGTTTTACCTGTTTTTTTTGATGTTTTATTTAACTTTTTTCTTTTTTTTATTGATTTTTTTAAAGACCTTTTATTGGATTTATTTGTTTTTTTATTCCAACGCTTTACACCATTTTTATTTTTTACAATAACCCATAAATTTCCATCATTCCCCTTTTTTTTTGTTCCTACTGAAAATAAAGTTGCTGATTCTTTTGGACCTTTTCTCATTATATATACTTTAGAAAAGTATTACAAAATTAATACTTTAAAAAAGTATTACAAAATTAATACTTTAAAAAAGTATTACAAAATTAATACTTTAGAAAAGTATTACAAAATTAATACTTTAGAAAAGTATTACAAAATTAATTTATTTTAATTTGTCTATCATATTGCCAAAATATTTTGTTAAAAATATTACAAAAAGTAAAACCCCTATATGTGGGATTATATAGCTCCAAATTGATTCATTTCTCATTATACTTAATTGATAATCCAATATAATTAATAGAAAAATTGCCCAACATAAAACCCAACTCATATTTTTATACACTTTTAAATCTTTTGTAAATAAAAGTGGAATAAGAAAACTTATTACAACAAGAAATTTAATAACCATTAAACTAATAAGTGCATATAATGGTCCATTGGAATTATCAGTTATATTTTGTGCTTTTTTTGATAAATACATACCATAACCTTCGGATATACTATCAGAAATAGCTAAAGATATTACACTAACTATTAAAAATAATCGTGAAATATTTGTTTGAACTAAACCTGTAATAACACCCGTTGTTGTTATAATTCCCGAATTTGCTCCAAATACAAATCCTTGTCTTAGTGCATCAATCATATATATATTTAAATAAAATAAATGCTTCTCAGAAATATATTAACATTAAAGTTTTAAAATATATTTCGTCATCTTCAAATATAATTTTTGAACATTTATTTTAAATTTTTTATCATTTTTAAATGTTACTCATATCAGATCAGGCTTCACCACCGCCGCCATTTTGATTTTCAAGATCTTCATCTATTTTTACTCCACCTCATCCACCTGTTTGTATTGATGATTTTGTTCTATTTCATAAAGATTCAACTTTATTTTCTGACTGTCAGCCGCCTTTTTGACTTTTTTCTGATTTACTTTTTTTCATAATAATACCAGGTAAATCACCAAACATTGTTTTACCTACTTTTTTAAAACCATTCTTTTCGTAAAATTTAATTGCTCTTTTATTATTAGTTCTTACATCAAGTAATAAATTACAATGATTATGTTTTTTTATAAAATTTAAAAATATTGTTTTTGCTTTTCCATTTCCTTGTTTTTTATTAACTAAATGGTTAATTTTAATATCTCCTTTTTGAACATTGTATTTTGAATACTTAGTTGGATTTACTTTGTATTTCTTCCAAGTTAATACAACTCCATTTTTGAATATAATTTCCTTATTTTGAAATTTCTCTCTTAACGTTCCTTCTAAAAAGCGAAAATATCCTCGAGGAAATATTTTCGGATATTGTTGAAATATTTTTACAATTTTTTTTATTTTACTTAGTTTTTTTTTGGTTTTGTTATTTCGTTTTCTCCGAGAACGTTTCCGCGTTTTCGGCATTTATATATATCTTTTTAGAAAAAAGATATGGCAAAAACTTTATTTTAGAAAAAAGATATGGCAAAAACATATAAAGCGTTTTATTTATTTTTATTAAGATGTTAAACGATAACAATTATTTTAGTTTAGAAATTGATGAAGAATTAGATGATGAATTAGAAATAAAAAAAATAAAAGAATATTCGCGTGTTTCAAAAAATTATTTGCTTTTTTTTCAAACTATCTATACATTTACATATTTGGCAACAGAAACATTACAATTATCAAGTTTTATAAAAAAGGGAAATCATAATAATGTAACACAATATTCATATGTTTACAACTTAACACTTATTTTATTTGTTTGTTACGCTATCAATAATATTAGTTCTATTGGATTAAATATTGTGTTACATAAAGTAAAATTAAATATTTATGATTTTTTTGGATATTTGGTGTTCTGTGTATGTGGCGGCATAGTATTTGCTCTTATGGGAGAAATACCTGCACTACAAAATGTTGTAATTACAGGAGATTTTTGGAAACATTTATCATTAGCAAGTATAATAACAATAATTGTTATTGGTGTTCCAATTATTTATATTTTATGTCGTGAAATATATTTTTCATGGATGGAAAATATATTACGGAGAGAATTATTCAATATAATTGTTATTTTATCCTCATTTGCATCAAGTTATTTAACTTTGATTGAAAATAATGCTCAAGACATTCATTTTCATGTCCATCACGCTATATTTGCTGGAACATTGGCTCTTTTTTGTTCAAATTGGAAAAAGAAATACATAATGTATTTACACGCTATATTAATGGGTGTTGTGATAGAAGGAATTGGATTTTATGGAATAGCTGAATTTTATATTTTTATGTGTAAAAATTCTTCTATTACATCTTTTACTAATTCCTTGATAATTGTATCAATTTATGCATGGTTATGGTTTACGTCGTTTTTTTTAACTTATAGAACTTTTTTCAAAAAGTAAAAGTTTTTGTCTTACTTTTTTCTAAAAAGTATAGATTAATAACGTTTGATGAACTTTCACTGTATAACCCAATCTTTTTGCTTGTGGCAACATAAGTTTTATCGGTGATATTTTTTTGTAAGAAAGAACAACCTTGTCAAATGGTTTCATACCGCATTTTTCCAATATTTTTTCCGTTTGATAAGTAAAGTCATAGAATTTATGGTTTTTTCGCCAATCTCCAACCATAATACAATATTTTGATCCTGGTAAAGCTTTTTCAGATACACGTTGCCATATTTTTTCATATTTTTCCAAAAATAATTCCCAAGTTTTCTCTCTATCTATCCCATCGTTTTCATATTTTTCCAAATTCCAATATGGAGGACACGTTATTAATCCATCGTGTGATGGTATTTCTTCTGTTAAAGTATTTGCTAATATATTGTTAACACCATATTTTTCCTTTGCATTATCAATAGCTTTTTGTGAAATATCATATCCAATATATGTTTTGTTTGCATTTTTAATAGCATTGTGTCTTTCACCCCAACCAGCGAAAGGATCAAAAATTATTTGATTATCTCTTAAATGATATTCTGCGCACCACTCTGCAATATCTTGTGGAAAAGGACTGTAAGTTGCACGACTTGATTTTTTATCATGGTGTTGTTTTCCCCTAATACCTTTCATACCTGAAGGTTTTACATCGAAAACAGAAACAGGTAAATATTTATAACTTATATCGTTTTTTTTAATGTCTTTTTTGGAATCAGTCATTTTAATTTATTTTATTATTTTTATATGTTTGTTCAAACCTATAAAAATAATAAAATAAATTATAAAAAGTAAAGTTTTTGTCTTACTTTTTTCTAAAAAGTAAAGTTTTTGTCTTACTTTTTTCTAAAAAGTAAATTATAATCCACCTGGAAATCCAACAAGATTAGCACCTATACCGAAACCAGCACCAGACCTTGCAGAAACAGCCAAAGAAGGAACATATGTATCAAGGATGGAAAATGTTGCTGCTGCTGTTAAAGCAATAAGAAGAACTTCGTCAAACATAAGTGATTTTTTTGGAATAGCATATGCAGCAAGTGCAACCATAATACCTTCTACTGTATATTTTACTGCTCTTCGCACTAATTCTCCTAAATCTAAAGCATTCAATAAATTTTGTAACATATATAATAATAAATTAGAAAATAATAATAAATTAGGAAATAATAATATACAAACAAAAAAACTTAAATAATATAAAGTATAAATAAATATATGAATACACATTTTACAAAAAAAACTACTGAAGATGGTTCTGTAAATCCAAAATATATTGACTTATTAGATGAAGATAAACCTATTTCTGGACAAAAATTTGCTTGTATTTCTTTTGTTTCACCTGAAAATATTTT